GGCGTAATGCGCGGGGCATTTAACCCCTTTTCCTGAATCTCTTGCTCAATCGCTTGATCGTTCACATTAAAACCCTCTTTAGTTGGTCATGCTAGGGTAGCCTATCAGGCACTAAAACACCAACCCCTCACGCGCCCGGATCTCGGCAACGGGTCAACCAATACCCACCCCATCAGTGGCAGGCGCCGCGCTCTTTACGCGCTCGATAACATCCGGCGATACAGGGTTGCCGTCACCGTCTAGCAAAACGCTGGTCTGGCTGCACATACAGTTAATGCCGTTGGCGTCGCGGCTGTAAAAATCCCTGACAAAATCCTGGGTTACAACCTCACCGTTCAGCGCCGCGTGACTGGGGCGCGTGTTAGGCGCAAAGGCGCTGATCCACAAGAGGCCCGTCTTGATCCCTAGGCGCTCGTTAGCATCCTGGTCTTCGTCCCACCTGGCGCGGCGGTATGCGCCCACCACTTCTGTCCGTGCGATACGCTCAGCGCGTGACTGCGCAACACTAAAACGCTCGCTAAGCAGGTCTTTCAGCGCCATGGGGTTCTCGCCGTCCTCTACCGCTCGGCGCAACACGCGGCGCAGATCCCTGCCTGTCTCGGACTCAAAGCCCGCCATCTCTTCAAAAACCCGCGACCGGATAAGCGCCACTCGCCGCTGCCAGGGGTCCGATTGGATGACTTGCGTAACTTCGCGGGTGTATGCGCTTGTGAGCGCTGCCAGGTTGGCCACTTCATCGCCCGTCCCCTGGCGGTATGCTGCCGTCACCGCCTCAGCGAGCAGGTCGTCGGGTAGGTCGCCCAGCCTGACAGCCAGCTCGGCCACGATCCTCTCAAGCTCAGCCAGGTCTATCAGGTACTCATATCGATTGATGTGCAGCGCGTTGATCTGCTGCACTGGGATTCTGTCGATGCGGTCGTCCAGCCAGGATTGCACGCCGCGCAAGGCTTTCCGCAACCGCCGCTGCTCTTTTTTGATGCGCGTCACGTTACCCGCCGGATTTTTACGCCAGCCGCGCGGCAGTTGATGCGGTTTGACGGCGTTACACGCGCAGCTAGATGTCATCATCAGCCGCCTCATAGCCCGCCACTGTCCGCATTTCGTCGCCGCTGAAAATGACCTCGCCACTGCCTAGCGCCCTCTGATTGACTTCAGCCATTTTGCCCACGGCTTCCAGCTTGTCCGCCAGGGTCGGCTCCATCAAGTCGGACCACATTACGCTAAACTCGGCAACGGGTGCTAGCAGGCGGTACTCCATCAAATGGTTGACCAGCCTGCGCACATCCTCGCCCACGTCGCCATTCCGGCGGCTCATGCACGTCTGCGCGAACTCCTTTTGATCCTCGGTGCTGGCCCGCTCGCCGGACTGATTGCCGATGGCGATGCGCGACGGCACGCCCAGGCCCGCGCAGATGTTTTGCACCAGCACGCCATGGGGGTCTTTCGGGTTCGGCACGTTGGCGACCAGGGGCGTCGCTGATCCGCCAAAACTAACCATGCCCGCATCCATCCCCTGGTTTAGATCACGGAACATGCCGTTCAGCTCTTCGTGTAAGTCGCTAATATCAACACCCGCAGCGGCGGCCAGTGACTCCGGTGACGTGTCTTTGTCGTAGGTGACATTCAACTGCCGCGCCGCGTTCTTCCAGTAGCTTTCGCCAAGGGCGCCGCTGACCTTTTCCAGGCTCACAAAATCGTTATATGCGGACTCAAGCAGTGACGCACCTTCACGGTCATCCCCGATAACCACCACGCGGCTATGGTGTACCGTCACGCTGCGCCCTGGTGCGGGAACGTCGGCTGTCTCAACGGCGGCTTCGTGGTATTGCCAAAACTCAACTTGCCCGTATCGTGGTGAGTTCAGGCGCGTATCCCACTGCGTCGGCTCAAGCTGCGCCTGCCAGACGGGCATTACGCCGACCAACTGGCCAACGCCTGGCTGCAGCGGCTTGCTGTAATCTTGATCATCAGCGACCTTCAGGACCAGCGCTGAATACTGACCTACCATCCGGCGGCGGTCAGCGTCTTTCAGCGCTCGACAAATGCCCAGCCGCTTAAATAGCTGCCTGGCCTCACGCTCCCAGGTTGTTTCGGACTCGCTCTCGCCGGACTCTTCACCTTCAATGATCCAAGGGTTATCCTGCCACGTTTTTGCCGTTATCTTGTCGATAACGCCTTTGGCCAGCCCGTTGCGCTGGTAGAGGTTCAGGAAGTCAAGAAAGTTCAGCGTGTTGGGAAAACCGTAGTCCTGCCATGCCCGCTGGCGCTTTGTGCCTAGCGTGTCGTTAAAGCCGCCGCCTGCCAGCGCTTGCCGCTGTGCAGCCAGTTGCCGCTCTGAGTAGGCGTTGAGCACCAACTGCGCTCGCTGTTCTTTGCTGAGTTCTGTCATGTTACCGCCTGCGTTTGGGTAGTAGGGTGCCGGATGTTGACGCTAGGGCCAGCTTGTTAAATGCGCCGCTTGATCCATCAACCTGGTCGTCATGCTTACCTGCCGGAAAAACTTTCACTTCGTCAATGTAATCCTGATTCCAAGCGCCTTTTACCAGCTTAACATTGCCCGCTTCAACCTGCGCTGATAGCGGCGTGGCGCGTGCTGTCTTCTCACCTGTTGGGCGCTCGCTCTTTGCTGTAAAGCCTGCCAGTTTGCGCACCGTGTTTTCAGCCGACTCTTTGCCGCCTGAACCGCCTTCTTGCTCAACCCAAACAGTCACGCCGGACCCATCGATCTCTGCGGTCTGGCGGATGATTCGCTCCCGCTTGCTAGCGGCCACCTGCTCGCGAACGACGTCCAGGATATAATAAACCCCGCTTGCATCCACGCCCATTTTGACGCCTGCCGTCCAGTCGCCGCCACCGTCAGTGCCCGCTTTATCCCAGTATCGCACGACGCGCAACAGGTTAGCAGGCGCGGCGGCCACAACCTCCAATTTGTCCCATTCAAAAAAGCCGCCTGAACGCGGCGCGGGGCGCTGCTGAAGCTGCCCGGCCACGGCCATGCTGCCCATGATTTTCTTGTCGCGGTCCACGGTTTCGCGGCTAAAGCGCTCAGGGAATAGTAACTCGCCGTCCTCCTGGCGTGGGTCGGTGAAACCTAGCGACGTAGTACAGCGGCGCTCCGGTTCAAACTCCATCGGTAGGCACAGGTGCTCATAGCCGTAATCGTCTTCGAGGATAAAGCCGCTTACGTCCGTTTCATGTAGGCGCTGCATAACAATGACAATGGCGCTGCTATCGGGGTTGTTTAGCCGGGTCGGCAGCGTCTCTTGGAATACCCTTAACGCTGTCTCACGATGCGCCACCGATAGCGCCGCTTCTACGCTGTGCGGGTCATCCCAGACGACGCGATCCCCGCGCTTACCCGTCATGGATGCCACGGCGCAAGCCTGCTGCCATCCAGTGGCGTCGTTTTCGTAGAATGTCTTTTGGTTCTGGTCGCTAGTTAGCGCAGTGGGCCAGCGCTCTTGAAACCAATCACTGGTGATTAGGTTGCGCATCTTTCGGGTATCGCGCACCGCCAGCCCTTGCTCATGGGATGCGCCAATCATGCGCATATAAGGCATGCCTTTCGGCCCCCACTCCCAGGCGGGCCAGAAAACACTAGTGAGCGTTGACTTCATGGTGCCTGGCGGGATGTTGATCAGCAGTCGGGTTATGTCGCCGTCCGTGATTGCTTCCAGGTGTTCGCAAATGGCGTCAACATGCCAGCCATGAATATACGGCTGACCAGGTTCCAGCACATGCCATGCCTCACGCACAAAACTGGCGAGCGACCGAGCGCAGTATTCACGCTCGATAGCCAGCCAGTCATCATTCGTCAGACTCAGCGCGGCGGGCACGCATCAACTCCTCAAGTGTGTTGTCAGACAGTGTAGACGCATCAACAGCTCTGGGGGTCATGCTGCCGTCGCTTGACTTGAGATCGCTATCCACCTTGTCATGGTAGCCATGCTTGCCAAGTAGCAGCTTGACGATCTGCGCGTTAAACGTGTTTGTCAGTCCGCCGTTGAGCGCCTGAAACTCTTGCATTTCGTTAACAGCGTCTAATATGTCCTTAAACTCACTGCTTTCAGTGCCCCAGCGGTACAGTGTTGAGCGCGAAACACCTACCACTACGGCCATACCTGCAACCGATGGCACGGCGTGATTGTGCATCTCGTAGTCTTGCACATACGCAAGGCAAGCCGCTTTTAGCTCGTCTGTCAGTTTCGTTGGTCGGCCCATAACGCCTCCTAAATAACCATCAGTATAACAAAAAACCCCGCCTGGCGCAGTGTCGGGCGGGGTCGTGCTGGCTGTCACGCTATCCCATGCAGCCAATAATGATATGCAGCGGGATGGTCACGAACAGCGCCGGGGAAAAGAATACCAGGGCGGCCAGGTGCAGGATGATCATCAGTAGGTGTTTCATTGGTCTTTCTCCAGTTGGTTGGCTTGTTGGCGTAGCCCTGCCTCTAGTCGTACC